CAACAACAATACAAGGCAGCGCAGTCAACCCTCGGTATCACAAACTCATATCAAGGGAAATCAGACTCAACAGCAGTATCCGGCCTAGCAAAGCAGATTCAAGTACAGCAAGCGTCCGGCAGACTTCGTTCAAAGGAATCAAACAAGTACGCCGCATTTAAACAGCTCTATGAAATCATGTTCGAGTTTAAATTAGCGTTCTATGATGAGCTTCGACCATTCGTGACAAAGGATGCAAATGGGCAGGACTCGTTTGGAGACTTCAATAAATACGCCTTTCTTATTCGGGACAAAGCTGGCGAACTCTACTACAACACAGACTTCATCTTTCAGGCTGATGCAGGGATGGGATTGCCACGAGATAAGATGTGGCTATTCAACCAAGCTACGGAAATGCTGAAGTATGGGGCGTATAACCCCGGACCTGCTTCTGTAGTTCTATGGACTCAATTAGTAGCTCAGAAATTCCCTAATGCTAAGGTCATTCTCGACAGCATCAATAAGCAAATGGAAGCACAGGCTAAAACCCCTACAGCATTACCAAAAGTAAGTATTGCATACAAGGACCTTATGCCAGACGCGCAATCTCAGGAATTAGCCAAGATTGGTATTAAGTCGCAAGGAGGAAATCCAGAAGCAATGGGTCAACTACTTCAAATGCCACAACCTAACGCAGCAACACAACAACCTGCACAACCTCAAGAGACTCCACCACAAGGCACAGAGCAGCGTATGGAGGCACAACAACCACAACCACAAGCAAACCCACAGGAACAGGTAATGAAAGTCTTGCAGGAGTCTTTGGCGAATATGAGTCCTGAGGAACAGCAGGCGTTTAAAAATGCGCCAGACGAGCAGAAGGTAAAAATTATCGAAATGCTCATGACTCAGCAAGGTCAACCGCAACCGCAAGAAGGAGGTCAACAGTAATGGCACAATCAGAAGCTCAAAAAGCCGCATTCCAAAAAATGTTGGCAGCGAGGGGAAAGGGTAAGCCCAAGGGTACAGAAAGCCCAAAAGAAGAAATGATGGAATCGAAACCAAAGGGTAAGATGGCGAAAGAGCCTGACAAAAAGAAAGAGTCTAAGAAGATTGACATGATGTTAGCCAAGAGTATGCCCGGTATTCCTATGTCTGGCAAGGGAAAGAAAAGTGGAACGAAGAAGGGGAAGTGCTAATAAGTGGAGAGTTATATTGGAGTAAAGATTATTGATGCAAAGCCGATGAATCTAGGAGACTACAACAAGTTTAAGGGGTGGACTATCCCTGTCGATGAGAATCCTGAAAAAGAAGGGTATCTCGTTAAGTATTCTGATGATTACATTAGTTGGTCGCCAAGTGATGCATTCAGCGAGGCATACCGAAAGACGGATGGCATGACCTTTGGATTAGCGGTAGAGGCAACGGGCAAGGGATTCGCCATCGAACGTGCTGGATGGAATGGAAAAAACATGCACGTTACTAGAACTAAGCTCTATACTCCCGATAACATACAGGTTGATAATGATTGCCTGTTACTATTTAACGTCACGGGTAGATACAACACTTGGGTTCCGAGTATTACCGACATCATGGCAGAGGATTGGAAAATAGTTAAATAGCCAACTGACGAACCGAGAAGGTTCTTATTTTTTACCCATCTTTAGTCAAGGAGGTGATTCAAATGGCAGGGAAAATGAAGATTACACAAAACAGCGCAGGGTACATCAAGGCAACAAACATGGATAAAAAGAATGCTGCGCCTAAGAAGTCAACTGGCAAGGACCTTCGTTCAGGTAAATAAGGTATTCCATTAGTAAATGGTTTACCAAGGTATACCTAATTACCATAGGTATACCTTTTCTTTTGCCTAATTTGGGGCAAGGTATCATCCTCCTAATGGATGCAATACGATGGCGATCGGATACGCAAAAGGAGATTCGCAATGCTAATCAATCTATTCAATTTGAATTTACGTCCATTTATGGATGAAGTAGATAGCGGAAGTGGTGGGGTCGCTACATCGCAAGAAACAACTTCAACCGAATCAACTGAATCAACCACAGATACCTCGACTGAGCAATCGACAGATTCCACAGAGTCTACGGGTCAAAGTGAAGGAACAACCGATAAAACAGGCGTTGAGGTAGATTCCAAGCCTAAACAAACTCCTGAGCAAGACAGGGCTTACGCAGACCTGAGAAGGAAAGCGGAGGCAGCGGAACGCAGGGCAAGTGAAGTTGAGGCGCAACATCAAAGGGATATTCAGATTGCTAAGAAGTTCGGTCAATATGGCGTGTTCTCTGATGCTGATGTAGATGAAAAGTATGGTCAGTCGCATGGGATTCATAACGTAGCACAGCTTGAAGAGGCTTTAAGGCGTGAGGAATACACAGCTAAGGGGATTGACCCCGACATGGTTAAGAAGCTCGTAGATGAACATCCAGATCTTCAGGCGGCGAGGGAGTTTAAGCAAGCTGCTATTCGGGCGCAAGAGGATAACTTCTTAGTTAACTCATTTGATGAGTTGACGAAGGAGTACCCTGATATTAAAGGGGTTGCAGATGTTCCTCCTGATGTTTGGCGTAAGTGGAGAAATGGTAGTACGGGGTTAACGCTTAATGAGGCCTATCTTGTAGTCGAGAGAAAGAACATCGAGACAAGGAAGGTTGAGGCGGCCAAGCAAGCGACCCTGAACAACATTCAGTCGAAGGACCATGTTCGAGGGAACGGCAAGGGGTCCGAAGGGGAAACGGTGAGGATACCGGATGATGTGTTAGCGCAATACAAAGCTCTTAATCCAGGTAAGAGCATGGATGACTACAAGAAGCACTGGAAAAAGAGTCAAAACAAATAAGGAGTGATTTTTAATGTGTGCATTTAAGCGAGTTGGAAGCATTAGCGGGGATCAAGACCCGTTCGAGTATTATCTCTTAACCGACAATGAGGGGGCAACCTTAGGAGAGGCATTATCACAAACATCCGGCAGATTGACAAAGTGTGCCGCAACTGGGGTTCCGGAATTTATCGCGGTATGTGACCGAACTGCTGAAGCCACTTCAGTTACACCATTGGCCGTTGTGAGGGTTAAGGAAACGACTGAGTTTTCCACACAAAGCATGGCGACAGTGGCTGATACAGTGATTGGTACGAAAGTCACGTTGCATACTGACGGATTACTGGTAACTGCAACAAGTTCCAGTGGAGTGTTCGAGATTAGCGCAACGGACGGGGCAACGACTACCTCTAATGTGAAAGGTTATTTCCGCAGGTAAGTTGAGTTGAATTAACGATGGGCTTCTCGGGATGAGGGGTCCTATTTTTGTGAGCAAATTTAAGGAGTGAAAGCAATGATTATTAGCAAAACAAGTGGAGTAATGGACAGCGCGTTTGGAAAGTCTCAGGAGCCAATCAGAATGATCCTAGAGGAACAGGAAGAAGCTTGGCAGAAGATGTCTATTATCGACCACATCTTCTTTAAGGATGAAACTAAGGACTTCGCCAATAAGTACACCACAGAAACATCAATGGGAGATTTCAAACCCGTCGGTGAGGCTGGTAAGTACCCTGAAACCGACTTCCAGGAAGGATATTCCAAGGTAATTGAGCCGGAAACTTGGAAAAACTCATTTGCCATTACCCAGGAAATGATCGAGGATTCCAAGATGGGAAAGGTTCGGTCTAAAACAAACCAATTCATGATGACCTACAACCGTACCCGTGAGCTTTTTGCTGCAAAACTCTTGAGCGTAGGTAATGCCACCACTATGAATTTTGGCGGGAAGAACTTCGATATTAGTTGCGCTGACGGAAAGGCTATGTTCGCAACCGATCATCCGTCCATTACGGGAGGAACCGCCGCACAATCCAATCTTTATGGCGGTGCCTTTTCTTACGACAACCTCTCTTATGCAGAAGAAAAGATGCACTATTTCAAGGATGACAATGGCCAAATTCTCACGGTAACTCCCGATACGATAATTATCCCGGACAAGGCTGCTATTAAAAAGTTAGTCTTTGAGGCAATCGGATCTGAAAATAATCCAACAACTGCAAACAATGCCACTAATTTCCATTTCGGAAGATGGAACATTGTGTTTTCGCCATACCTTGAAGCTATTAGCGGAACGAGTGGAGATTGTTGGATGCTCATGGATAGCACGTTTAACGATGCCTATCAAGCGCTGATTTGGCTTGACCGTATTCCATTAACGCTAAGAAGCACGTTTGATGAAAATACTGACAATAACGTGTGGCGCGCCAGAGCTAGGCATGGTGCAGCTCCTAACAATTGGAGAACAATTCTCTGCTCTGCACCTGGCTTATCCGGCGCAACAGCATTCTAATTAACAGGCGGGTAGAAATACTCGCCTTACTTTATTTTTTAAGGAGTGAATCACATGACCGAAGGAATCAGTAATTTTACCATCGTAGATGCAGATTCTTTTTCTATGGGAGGCGTAGCAATAACGGCAACCGCAACGGAACTCAATCGTTCCATGAAGAAGGTTACCGGAGCGTTGGCGGCTGTCGATACAGGTGGCGGAATATTCGCATGGGCGAATCCAGAGGCAGGAGCGATATTAGTCCATCATGTAGTCCTAAATGTGACTACAAAAACTACCGGAGCATGTTCAATAGACGTTGGAACTACTGCCACCAGTGCAACAACCTCCAGTGATACCTTAATCGACGGAAAAGACATCGCTGCCGCAACAGGTATCTTCACCAATGATGAAAGCGCAGGAACAAATGGAAAACCATTCAAGCGACTGGCATCCGGTAAATGGGTAACAGGTTCGATGGTAGCGGGTGGAGCAACTGCGGGACTTGTAGGAACCTACGAAATATATTACACAGCACTATAGAGGGCTTAATGCCCTCTTCTTTTTAGGAGGAAATAATGCTAGAATCTCAAATTGACACATCGACAACCGAACGTCAACTACTCTACGATATTCGCACTGAATCACGCAAAACAAACGAACTACTCGCACAACTTATCGAAGTTCTAAACCCAATCGCGAAGGGCTTAGGGCTAGGAGAAGAATTGAAGGGGGATAGCATAAATGGCACATTGCCCATTAGCAAAAGAAGTCCTGGTTGTAACGACACTCGTTGCGACAGCCCAAAACATAGCGGTAAACGGAAGACCGTGCATGATAAGCAACACAGGAGCACAACCCCTGTACTTTCACCCAACGGAGACGGCAACAGCGGCAAACGGGTTTCTCGTTCCAGCCGGGACTCTGCTACAAGTAAAGTTCTCGGTGAAAAACAATTTGTCAGTGATCTCTAATGCGAC